CGCTCTTGGATTTTTTCGATGATTTGTTCATCTCGCTTGATGGTAACGGTGGTGATGCGTTGGTGTTGGGGGATTTGCTCAACTAAATCAATATAACGCTCTGCTGATTGTCCATAACCTAATAGCTCTTCTGGCGTAGGGAAAAGCACGAAATCAATTTGTGCCTCTTCGCAATCCCACAACCACATATAACCTTGCATTTGAATGTCGTAGCCTGCTTTTTTGGCTTTGTCTTCGGCTTCATCAGCAAAGAACGGGTGTGTGCCAATATCAAATGAACATTTGGTATCGATAATCAGCTTACGGGTCGGCACATAAATATCGCACTCGCCCGTAACCCAATCGTTTTCTCGTCTTTCGATGTTCTTTTTCAATGGTAAGCCCCGTTTTAAGCCGCTGAGTTTGATCGCTTCATTTTCTAGCATTAAGCCTTTCTCGGTGAACTTATTACCTTCAAATTGTTGCCAGCCGAAGAGGTTGAACTTGGCAATTTCTCGCACGGCAGATTTTGCTGTGTCGGTAATTTTGCCTGCTTCACGGTCTGCTTTCGTTTTCGGCTCACCGATTAAGCGATGTAGCATTGAGCATCTAGCTTTCATTTGATACAGGTGCTGCATTTTCAATTGCCTCTAAAATTTGGAACTGTTCTTTGCTGAATTCGTAGCCGTTATCACAAAGCTCTTGAAGCGTGGTTTCTTTGTTTTGAATGGTTTGTTTGAAGTTTTCAAATTGCTCATCCGATACATTCAACGCTACAAAATCCGCTTCTTCCACTTGATTATCAGGGTAGTCGAATTCTGCATTATCCACATTTTTTACGACCGCTTGATCGGCTAACACGGCTTGTTGCATTTCAACAGAGAGCGGTGCTTGTTTGGAAAGCAGGAGCTTCATCACCGTTTTCAATGCCATCGCTTCGAAGTTGTCTGCCCATACACTCGTCGCCCATTTACCTTGTTTTTGTTTTTCAAGGTAGGTTTGATACGTTTGTGAATAGCGTTGTGCGTGCTGATCTACTTCTTGAGCAGTCATATACAATTCAGCGGTAAAGCTATTAACCAGTTGGAAATAAGCGTAGTAGCCAATCGGTTTTTCAGTCAGTTCAGGCTTTTGTTTCCAATTGAATACATAGCCGTTGATCGGGTCTTCTTCGATAAGTTGCTTTTCATACACAGGCACAGCAACCAATCGCTTAAACTGCCCAGAACGCTGGGCCAGTTGGATTAAACCTTTATAACCTAGTTGGAATTGAGCTTGCCCTTTATAAGGCACGATGTAGGCAAAGCCTAAACCATTTTGAATCGGTAACTGCAAAGTGGCTGCCATACAAGCGGCGTTAAATACGCTCATCGGATCGGCATTACGCAGCATTGAGTTGCTATTCACAATTTGAAGTACGCTAGTTGTGAAACTTGCTGCATTCTTATTGAGCAAGTCTTGTAGTTTTTGTTTTACCGCAGGGCTTTCAAACAAGGTTTTAATCGGGAATTTGTCTTGTTGCGGTTTGGTTTGTTGAACTTGGTTTGTCATTTTGATTTCCTTTTAATTAGATTAACCGCTTGCTCGTTGCAATTTTACTAATACTATCAAGCTGATTAAGTTTAAGGGAAAGCAAGCGGTTAAATTCTTACAATGGTTTGCGTTCGCCCGTTATCGGATTGACCGAATAACAAGTGTTATCCCATTTTTGGGGTGGTGGTCGTCGTTTGGCAATCACGCCTGTTTCGGGCGTTTTTCTGGATTGCGGCATTGCAAGTGGTTGCTTGAAACGAAAGCCGTCGAGGGCATTTCGTCTTTCGATTTCACGGGCAAGATGTGCTCTTGCGGATTCTTTACTTTTGAAATTGGAGTTGTACACAATGATGCGGTTGTATCGAACTCGTGCGTACCAAAGCCCTCCGTTTCGATGGGTGATTTCACAGGTGGCGTCAATCATGTGGGGCTCCTAAATTCACACAAATGGCAAGTGTGGATGTTTTGAGGAATCACGTGCTCTGGTTGGCTGTCGAGGCAACCTCCAAGACTTAATACTGCACAAAAAAGCAGGGCGAAGAAAATACCTGTCAGGACTTTAAGCAAGGTTTGCATGTGGTTTTTCCTCAATTAAGTAAATTTGATGCCAGAATTCGTTTGTGTGCTCTAATAAACTCTTCACACTCATGCATCTCACATCTCCATTTTTCTCGTTGAGCAGGGTCTTTGGCATGGTCGTAGTTGCATTTAGCAAGTACATAGGTGATTTGAAAGTTTTTTAAGTTTCGTTGCATTTGTTCGCGAGTGATGAGTGTGGTCATAACACATTCCTTTTTAGAGCCGATTATTTAACCACTCACGGCGATCGTGGTATATTGATGTTGCGACACAATCAATATAGGAGTTTAAGATGTTAAATTCGGCTTATCTTTATCAACAAATCCCTGTGGAAATCCGTCCGTTTTTTAAAATTGAGATGGCGGATATTCCGAGTCAGTATGCGAACTTACTTGATAACATTGCTCAAGCTATTCGTGCGATTATTCCGTTTGTTCTCTTGAATAAGACGGTGAATGTGGTTGTGGGGACGCAACCGTTTGAACTTCAATTGCAACACGCAACGTTATCGGTACGACTATCTCCACCGACTTTACATATGGCGATTGAGAACTTTGCATTTCTTGATTTAAATCATATGATTGGCTTACCTGATGCTCTTCAACGTGCGTGCGTGTTGGAAGAGCTGACTCACGTTCTAATGAACGTGAAAGACGAGCATATTGTGAAATTGATGGTCGCTGAGATGCTGCCCGATGTTCGTTATGTGAATGGGAAATATCACGCTCTTTAGTGGTAGAAAAAATGTCAGATGTTGAACCACCGCAAGCGATTTTATCTGCACGAATAACGTGTGTTGCGATGCCGTCGGCTCGAATAGGACCTAGTTGAATCGGTTTCATATTGTTTCCTTTTTGTACGATTTACTGAATTTTGGGTGCAAAAAACCGCCCCACGCCTTTTTAAGGTCTTGAGTGGGGTGTGAGGCGGTGGGAGTAAGGATTACTTGGTTACTGCTCGGTTAATGAGGCGGATAGCACGTGTCCAGTTTAGGCGTTCGGATTGTTGGAACGGTTCGACGAGGCGTGCGATGGTGTCTTTGGTTTCGAGGTAGTGTCGTTTGTATTCGTGGTGGTGTCCGTAAACCATTGCACTGAAACGTGAGCCGATTGCCTCAAGTGGTTTTTCGAGTTGACCGAGTAGGGTATTCATTTGGCTGTGGGAGCACCATAACCAGACAAGCTGTTCGAGTTCGTATTCGGTGAATTCGAAGGTGTATTTGCGTTCGACAAGCGGTTGGATTTGATTTGCGTTTTGCAAAACTTCACGATCTAAAATATCGAGTACCCATTTGCGGAAGTCTTTGGCGACTTTGGTGCGGGCGAACATGGCAATCAGGTGTGCACCACGAAGCGAGAAGATACGCACTTTTTGTATTCCGCCTGCGGTAGGCATTTCGATAAGTGCGGTCATTTCTGCGGTAAATTCGTCTGCGTTGCGGTCGTAAATTTTGGTAACGTTTTGAATTGGGTGTGAGTATTCTAATGCGTTTCCAAGATCGCTTGCTGTGATGTAAGTTTGGTTGTGTTGATTGATAACCGAAAGAGTTTTGTTTTGAAAGGTTAAAGTTGTCATTTTGACTGTCCTCTGTACAAGTTTTAAAAACTCATCACAAGTAACGCCAATTACTGGTGATGAACTGATTAAGATTGGCGTACCGTTGTACAGAGAAAACGGCGATCTTTCGATCTCTCAATCAGCCCATCATTGACAACTTTTGAAGGGGGGATCGATTTGATCCGACCTTTAAAGGTATGATTTACTGATTTTCGGCTATAAAAAAAGCCGCTTTGAGCGACTATCTTTTTCACCGCTCTTTGTCAATTCAGGAGACCAATCCCGACTTTCTGTTGAAAGTGGGGGTGTCCTAAATGATTGGGCGGTGGGTGTCAAATTATTTTTTATTCTTCCAACAAGGGTTTTTCTTTAAGCTGCGTGAGTGCGGCTGTTTGTAAGAGCGAGCTCATTTGTTGAATGGCAAGGCGATTTAAGATTGCCAGCCGTTCTTCTTGCGGAAATCCTTGCTGAATTAATAGGGCGTTTTGGCTTTCTAAACCTGCCAATACGGTTAATTGTTCAATAGTAGCGTGTTCACGCATATTACCTTTTAATTTGGGGTTGGCATCTTTCCATTGTTTAGCCGTTTGTCCAAATAAGGCTTGATTTAAAATATCAGCTTCAGTGGCATACACAAATTGATGTTGCTTTGTGTTAAGTAATTTGGGAATGAGGTGGGCTTTGATGGCATCAGTATGTATGCGGTAATTTGCCTTGCTAAGAATGCGTTTAACGTTCCATTCTAATTTGTTATCTTCGGCTTCTTTTTGTTTTAAGCGTTGGAATTCTTTGATTAGGTAGAGTTTGAATTCTGGGCTTATCCACATTGCAAATTCTAATGCAATATCTTTGTGAGCGTAAGTCCCACCATAACGCCCTGCTTTGGCTTGTAAACCGATAGCATTAGTTTGAGCAACAAACTCTTTAACGCTAATTTTAAATCGATTTAAACCAGATTGACTTTTAATTAGGGCGAATTCGCCATAATTAAAATTAGGATTGTTTAGCTCTTCCCAGATACCGATATATTCAAGCGTATTACGGTTTCTGAGCCAATCGCTAATAAAAAATTCCCCATCTTTTGCTTTGAGCATATCCGTTAGGTTGATGTAATCTTCATCATTTTGTTCCATTACGCGAATTTCAGCATCTTTTACAATGATTACATTAGTCATTTTTACCTCTCAGATACAAAAAAAGCCGTTTGAGACGGCTTGAAAGTGGGGGTATCTTAATCTGATGTGAGCGGTGTTGTCAAGGGTTATCTGTATAAACAGTATTCTTTCTGAATGGCAAAAATCACATTTCTATATTCAGGACGAAAGCCGACAAGGTAATTTAATAAACCAAGCACTTTAGAATATAACGTTTCAACTTGTATTTTGTTATTCGGTGTTTTAATTATTTCTTCCCAATCAGTTAAGTATTGATGTAATTTTTTAAACTTCCGATTAGGTGGTAATAATTTATCATCATTTAATATTAAGCCTGTAATTTCTTTTACAGATTGACTGCAATATAACTTTGTTTTTTCTGTTTTAATCTGGTGTTTATGTT